TGAAGAACAGTTGCAAAACAAATCAGTTGCCTATTCATTTGTCATCAAACAAATGGATGCTGATGTTGAAATTATTGATGCTGAAATTAAACGATTGCAGGCAGCAAAAAAACAACGTGAAAAGGCATCTGAATACCTTAAAGACCGCATCAAACACGCAATGGATTTATTCCAGATTGAAGAAATCAAAACACCTTTGGTCAAGATTAACTTTAGAAAATCGGAATCAGTTGAGGTAAATGATGTCAACCAACTGCCTGCTGCATACAAGGTAGTTAAGGTAACAGAACAAGCAGATAAAATAGCTATTAAAGCAGCGTTAAAGGATGGTGTTGAAGTTACTGGTTGCAGTATAGCAACACATCGTAATTTGCAGATTAAGTAATTATTACTTATATTTGCAAACGAAATAACCGCCAACTTGAAAGAAATTATTAATAGCATAGCCCTTATCTTGATGCAGCCTCTTGGCGGTGGCGCATCTCGATAGGGGCTTATTTAATTTATACAAAATGATATCAGTTTTTAAGAGTGCAAAGAGTAACCAATCAGAAGCAAGTATCGAAGTTGATGAGTATTTCGATGGTATAAAAAATGGTCGCTGGCAAGATGAGGTTTTAAACTTTCGGGCAGGGCGAACGCAAAAAGAGTTAACTACTTGTGTAACTGCAAGTGGCTCATTCAAGCAAAGGGCAGCAAATAAATTACTTGAGCATAGTGGTTTAATCTGCTTGGATATTGATGCGAAAGACCAGATTGCTGAAGTTGATATTGAACGAATAAAACGCAACGAATACGTTTACTCCGTGCATCGTTCTTTAAGTGGTAATGGCTATGCAGTATTTATTCGCATTGAAGGTACAAGGCATTTAGATGCATTTCTTTCTTTAGAGCAATACTTTATGGTGCAGTTTTCAATTGTGCTGGACAAGTCTTGCAAGGACACATCTCGTTTGCGTTTTGTGTCATATGACCCAGACATCTACATTAACAAGAAATCAAAACAATTTAAGACTTACCTCAAGAAAAAAGACAAGCCAAAGCCAAAGCCAGTAGTCATTAAAACTGATTTTGATGAGATGGTTGTAAAGGCTGCGCCAATGAATTTATTCGACAACTACGAAGATTACATTCGATTGGCATTTGCTTTGACACAAGAATTTAGTGAAAGTGGTCGCAACTACTTTCATTCACTATGCCAAGCCTCACCAAAATATTCTCACAGACAAGCAGAACGTGATTACAATATAGCTTTGCAACGTAGTGGAACTGGTGTTAGCATTGCATCTGTTTACTATATTTTTCGCCAAGCAGGAATTAGCACTACATCGGAGCGCACCGAAAAAATAAAGAGTATTGTTAAACTATCCGATAATCCGCAAGAAGCATTAAAAATGCTAAACATTCCATTGGCAGAGGCTGAAGCGTTTATTCCGAAATCAGAAAACACAAAGGAAAAAAATGAGATAGATAACATCATTGAACTTATCAAATTAAACAATGTAAAATTTAATGAAATTACACGAAACTTTGAGTTTAATGGAGAGGAAATGACCGACAGAATATTAGCAAATTTCTACACCAAAGTTTGGCAAAAAATTGATGATGGTATTTCAAAGGACAAGGTGTTTACGTTGATTCAAAATAAAGACAATAGCATATCGTATAACCCCATTAAAAATTGGTTTGAGAATAATTCACATCTTACAACTGATAATGAATTTGACAAGCTAAAAAAGTGCTTTGAGATTGAGCAATTAATTTATGAGAATGATGGTGTTTATAATTTTGATGACTATTTAGATACATATCTTAAAAAGTGGCTATTAGGATTGATTGGTTCTGCCTATGGCACTTACTCATTAATGATTTTAGTGATTACTGGTGAACAAGGAATCAAAAAAACTGAATTTTATAGAAACCTATTGCCGAAAGATTTGCGTAAATTTTATGCTGAAAGCAACTTGGACGAGGGCAAAGACTCTGAAATCCTAATGACAAAAAAATTGCTTATTGTGGATGATGAGTTTGGAGGCAAATCAAAAAAGGATGCTACAAAACTTAAACGTATGAGCAGCCAGCAAACATTTTCCATTCGTATGCCATATGGAAGAGTTTCTGAAGACTTAATGAGATTGGCAGTATTAGGAGGTACATCAAATGATGCTGAAGTAATCAATGACCCTACTGGTAATAGGCGAATTATCCCCATAAATTTGATTAGCTTTGATTTTGATGCGTATATGAAGATTGATAAGGATAAACTATTTATCGAACTGTATAACGAATGGAAAGAGGATAAAGAGGCTTGGTTTCTTACCAAAAGAGAAATCGAATATTTGAACAAAGCCAACGAAAAGAACATCGAAGTTATGAGTGAAGTAGAATTAATTAACAGACACATTCAAAATGACCCATTAAGCAAAATGACAAACACAGATGTCATACTTGAATTGCAAAAATTACATCCAACTTTCAAAACTAACACCAAAAGAATGGGGCAGGCTTTGAAAAAATGTGGCTATTTTCAGCAAGTTTTGAGGACTGGTTCAAAGACCATTCGTGCGTATGAGATAAAAATCAAAGGAAGTGTAACAACCTATAATGTTGATAATGAATCAGATACTCTTTAAATGTTACAGATTACACACATTTTTCGTTTTTCCTATACTCCCTATAAAATAATATATGTGTGTGTGCGTGTGTGTGTGTATAGTGTAGTAAGTAAAATAATAATAATAATCTGTAACCTGTAACATAGTAACTAATAACCAATAAAATCAAGTGTTTCACATTTGCAACACATAAATAAATCTGTAACAATAAAATTATGTTGAGAGAATACCAAAATAAAGCAATAAATACCATCGAAAGTAGCGCAAACAAAAACATTGCGTTACAAATGCCAACTGGCTCTGGCAAAACTTTTACTTTTTGCGAATATGCAAAGCGTTACTATGCTGAAAACATTAAGCGTGTGCTTATATTGGTGCATCGTAATGAACTATTGCAACAAGCCAAAAATAGTTTAGGTGAAAAGTGCTTTTTGATTGAAGCAGGGGTAAAAGCCATACCAAGTGACTACAACTATTATGTAGGGATGGTGGAAACAGTTGCAAGGCGCATCAATAAATTGCCTAAATTTGGGCTTACTATAATTGATGAGTGTCACATCGGTAACTTTAAAAAGATGCCATTCTTTCAAGACATAGATTGTAAAGTGCTTGGAGTAACTGCAACACCTATTAACGAATACCCATTAGCCGATTATTATGCTGAACTTATTCAGCCAGTATCAATTAGCAATCTTATAGCAGATGGTCACTTGGTTAATTGTGATGCATTTGGTTTTGCATCTGATTTGGTCGGAGCGCAAAAATTCAAAATAAAAGGCGGTGAATTTGATGAGAAACAAATGGAGGAATTTTACTCCAGCGAAAAGATGGTTCACAATGTGATTGAAAGCTACTGGAAACTATCAGCAGGCAAAAAAACAATGGTGTTCAACGTAAACTTAAAACATAATGCAGCAGTTTATAATGCGTTTAGAAATGAAGGCTTAAATGTGTATAGCATTACTGGTGATACTGAAAAAAAAGAACGTGCTGAAATACTGCAAAAATTTAAAGCAGAAAATGATGCCATAATTTGTAATGTAGGTGTGTTGACTGCTGGATTTGATGAGCCAACAATTGAAACCATAATACTTAACCGAGCAACCAAATCTTTATCACTATACTTGCAAATGATTGGCAGAGGCAGTAGACCAAGCGAAAATAAGAGCAAATTTAATGTTATTGATTTGGGAAAAAATACTGTTCGACACGGATATTATGATGACTATTTCGATTGGGAAACTTATTTCAGAAATGGCACTAAAAAAGAAAAGACAAGTGTTGGAATGTCACCAATTAAGGAGTGTCCAAATTGCAACCATCTTCAGCATACAAGAAAAGTTAAGTGTGAGAATTGTGGTCACGATTTTGAAGAGGAAAGAAAAGCACAAGAAGCAGAAGAAAAGGTTCAGCAATTAGTAAAGTTGACCAGAGAAAAACCTATCAACATTCCGACACAACACTTATTTCAATTAGCAGAGGAAAGGCAATGGAAGCCTTATGCAGTTTTGCACAAAATAGCTGAACACATTATTGCTTATGAGCAGAAGTATAGTAATATAGTAACACCATATTATTCTTTAAAATTAGCAGGGACAGAATTAAGTAAGTGGTGTGATAAGTATAAAGTAAATAATAATAAATGGCATCAAGATTTTATTGTAACTTTGTTGAATGCAAAAAGAAAAGAAGCAGTCGGAGGATAAAATACAAAGTGATTGTTACGTTTGGTTTCACAACACCTACCCACAACATCGTGGGCTATTGTGCTATAACCTCAACAATAGCAAAAATAAAATAGATGGAGCAAGAAACAAGGCTAAAGGTCTAATAGCTGGGCGAAGTGATATGGTGCTTTACTACGATGCCAAAGCGTTTATGATTGAATTTAAAACATCTGATGGTGTGCAATCAGCAGGGCAAAAAGATTGGCAATGGTTGATTACAAGCAATGGTTTTCAATATCACATCATTCGTTCACTACCAGAGTTTCAATCACTAATTCTTATGTTATTAAAATAATACTTATCTTTGTGCTATGATATCATCAGCAAAACCGACCTATATCACCTTTATCGTTGATAAGTTAAACAATGGAATAGTTGACCCTAAACATATTGTTTCAGAATTTTGCATTAAATTTCAGAAAACAGAAAGAACATTTTGGAATCAATGGAAAATAGCCAAATTAAAGTGGGAAACATTGCACGAGGCGAAAGAAAAACTAAAAGAGGATGCTATACTCCAAAATGATTTAAACCTCTTTAAAAGTGGCTTAAAATCGAAAGAGGAAAGGCAATTACAATTGCAAAATAAAATCAATGAACTTGATGAGATATTATTAAAGGGTACTACACCAGATACTATTTTTGATAACAAAGCAATGATTTCAGTTGATGTTATAAGGAATTTGACTGCCATTGAACGTGCTAATCTTATGAAAGTGCAGCGTGAAATTACTGCAGAACTAAACAAGATGGGTGGTGATTATGCCCCTGCGAAAAGTGAAGTTAAGGTGGTAGGTGAGCAACCATTGTTTAATTAACTATGTTTCAAAGGACAACTGCGATAAATAAACTACTGGCTATGAAAGCCAGAAAGCGTGTGATTCAAGGTGGCACAAGTGCGGGCAAGACCTATGGCATAATCCCAGTAGCAGCAATTGATTATGCTACTAAACACCCAAGACACCTCATCACAGTTGTTGCTGAATCTATTCCAGCAGTTAGAAATGGGGCAGTAAAGATATTCCAAGACACGATGTTTGATACAAATAGGTGGATTGAAGAACATTGGCGAAGTAATCCTATGGAGTATAAGTTCTCAAATGGTGCAATAGTTCAATTTACTGCGTTTGATTCAGTTGGTAAAGCCAAAGCAGCAGGCAAGCGTGATGTGTTATTCTTAAACGAAGCAAACCACATTGACTACGATATTGCCGATGCGTTAATTACAAGGAGCAACACTATTTGGATTGATTATAACCCAGATAGGCAGTTTTGGGTTCACGATGAGATATTGACTGAAGAGGATTCAGAATTCTTATTGCTCACTTACAAAGACAATGAGGCTTGCCCACCAGAGATATTATCGGAGTTGAACATTAAGTTAGGCAAGGCATACCATAATCCTTTAGGAGATAAAACAGACCCAAAGAACATCAAAAATGAATACTGGCATAATTGGTGCAGAGTGTACATTGATGGTGAAGTTGGCACATTGCAGGGTGCAATCTTTCAAAATTGGGATATTGGCACATTCGATGATTCATTACCGCACGTTTATGGTTTGGATTTTGGATTCAGCAATGACCCAGACTCACTAATTAAAATAGCAGTTGATAAGAAGCGAAGAATAATATACTTGCAGGAGTGTATGTATAAGACTGGCAATAGCACCGAGCAATTAAGTGAATCGTTGAGGTTAAGAGTAAACCCCATCAATAGCATCATCGTTGCGGATAGTGCCGACCCAAGAACAATAAACGATTTAAGGCAACGAAACTTTAATGTAATGCCAGCGCAAAAGGGTAAGGATAGTGTGAGAAATGGCATAAAGCGAATGCAAGACTATCAGATAGTTGTAACTGCTGATAGTTTAAACCTCATCAAAGAATTGAGGAATTATATTTGGCACGATAAGAAATCAGAAACACCTATTGATGCTTATAACCATCAAATTGACCCTGCACGTTACGGATTTGATTACCTTGTACCAGTATCCACGTTAGCCATTGGTGGTGCTTAAAATGAATTATTTTAACGAAATTTGCGAATATGAAAAGAATTATTAATACATTTGTCCAATATTTATTCAATAAATGAATTTCATTCAGAAAGTAGTTGGGAAAATAGCAAACAAAGCGTTAAGCTATGCCAATACTATATCGTTAACCGAACAGAACAGAGAAACAATCTGGAGAGAGTTTGGTGGCTTGATGCCATTGAATTGGGGCAATAGGGCTGATTTAATGATTAGGGAAGGCTATTCAGAGAATGTTGATGTATATGCCATAGTAAAGAAGATAGTTGATGTAAGCAAGTCTATTCCTTGGGTAATTGAAAGGAAAAGAGTTGATGGTACTTGGGAGAAAATATACAATACATCTCTTCACGAGTTAATGGATGAGCCAAACAACTATAAGGGCTATACTTGGAATGATATTGAAGAACAAACCTTACTTTACTTATTGATTACTGGCAATGTTTATTTAGTTGGTAATACTCAATTTAATTCAAGATTGATTCAAGAATTAGACATTCTACCAAGTTCAGCTATAAACATTTATAACCGCAACTTAAATTTCTTTATGCCACAACTTGAATATCAATTCAATTTCGGTGGCACATCAAGAGTTTATACACAGAATGAGTTAAAGCACATTAAGTTCTACAATCCAAACTTACAAACATTTGATTATGGATTAAGCCCTATTCAAGTTGCTGCATACGTTGTTAAGGTAGGCAATGAAAGATGGATTGCTGATGCAAGTATATTGAGCAATAAAGGTGTTGCAGGATTAATTTCAGATAGTTCACAATTGCCAATGACACCAGATGAGGCAACAAGGGTAGATGCTGAATTGAGAAATAGAGTAGGAGGAGCGCATAACTTTGGTAAGATTATTACCACAAACAAAGACTTAAAATACATTCAAATAGGTATGTCACCGAGTGATATGCAACTACTTGAAAAAGGAATAGTAAATACCAGAGCATTGTGTAATGTGTTCGGTATTGATGCCAAGTTATTCAACGATACTGCTGCAAGTACATTCAACAATAGTTTAGAGGCGCAAAAGAATATGTATACCAATTGCATCATTCCTCTATCTGATAAAATGGCAGAGGCATACACGCAATATTTATGCGCTAATCACTTTCCAAGTCAACAAGTGAGAATGCGACAAGACTTTAGCGGTGTTGAATGCCTGCAAGAAAACAAAATGCAGTTAGCAGACTTTAAAATGAAAGGCATATTTACTGCAAACGAAGTTAGAGTGGCAATGGGCAAACCTCCGATTACTGATGACCCAAATGCAGACAAATTAATTATATCAACAACATTACAATCTACCATAGGCAATGAGCAAAACCAAAGCACAACTGGAAGCAATTAAGATTAAGAAATTAGCAACTAAAATCGTAAAGAAATGAAGTTACCAAAATTCAATGATAAGAGTGAGAAGTGGGCTTTCTTGAAGAAGAATAAAGACCTCATCATTGCTGAAAAAAAGGCTGCCACAAAGTATGCTGATTGTATTGCTTATTCTATGCCAACTGAATATAAAAAAGATGGTGTAACGAAAGCTATGATGGATGACATTGATATGCCAGATGAGGTTGAGGTTATTACTGCGAAAGTGGTAATCAATACAACTAACATTGTGGATAGTCACGATGACTGCCACATTCAAGGCATTTGGAAGAAGTCACTTAATGAAACCAAATCATTCTACCTATTGCAGGAACACAGAATGGCATTTGATAAAGTGATAAGTGATACAATCATTGCAAGCACCAAGAAAATGACTTGGGATAAGTTAGGCTTTCCCAACTTACAAGGTGATACTGAAGCATTGATATTTGAGGCTGAAATAAGCAAGGATAGAAACGAATTTATGTTTAACCAATACATTAATGGTTGGGTAAAAGAACATTCAGTAGGGATGAGATATATCAACCTTTATCTTTGCATCAATTCCACATCAAAGCAGTTTATGGAGGAGAAAGCAAATTGGGATAAGTATTACCCAATGGTAGCGAATAAAGACTATTTAAAAGAAGATGAATATTTTTGGGCAGTAACAGAAGCTAAAATCATTGAGGGTAGTGCAGTATTAAAGGGCAGTAACTATGCAACACCTACAATGAGTGTAACTATACCAAAAGAAAATATTGAGCCGTTGAATGACACTCAACAATCCGTAGCCGATTTATCACTACAAAAACAAAAACAAAAACAATTTTTTATTAATCTCACAAAAAACATTTAAAATGAAAAGTAAATTTGAATTATTCCTTGAAACAAAAGGATTAAACACCATATCTTTCGCAGGTCAAGAAGCAGAAGAAATGGCAAAGTTGTATAACGAATACAACGAAGAAGCAAGAAAAGCATTAGAAGATGCAGTATCTAAAAGCGCAAGTAAAGAAGATATCGAATCTTTGAAATCAGAACTTGCTACTGCTCAAAAAGAGCAAATGGTACAATTGAACAAAACATTGAAAGAATATGGTTTGGCAATTGAGAAATTAAACAAGGATAACCAAGCAAATTCTTTAACTGCTCAAGCATCTGATATCAGAAAAGCATTAGAGGAAAACAAAGCAAACTTGACAAAGTTAAAAGACCTTGATAAATCTGCTGCTCACGGTGCTGGTTTCTCTTTCAAGGCTGCTGGTGATATGTTAGAATCAACTAACATTAGCGGTGGTAATGTGCCAGTTGAGCAACGTATTGCAGGCTTAAACCTTATTGCTACACGCAGACCAAGACTAATCGATTTATTCGCAAAAGGTCAAGCAGCAAGTAATATCATTTCTTGGGTGTATCAAGCAAACAGAGATGGTGCTGCTGGTGGAACTGCTGAAGGCGCAACAAAGAATCAAATTGATTTTGATTTGGTAGTTGCATCTCAAGCGGTGGTTAAGCGCACTGCATTCATCAAGGTATCTACAGAAATGTTAGATGATATTGATTTTATCGAAAGCGAAATCAGAAATGAGTTGATGCGTTTGTTAATGTTAGATGTTGAAAACACATCTTACTCTGGTAATGGAACTGCACCAAACTTAAATGGTATCAGAACAGTTGCAACTGCGTTTGCTGCTGGTACATTTGCAGGAACAGTTGACAATGCTAATAGTGCCGATGTACTTGTTGTAGCTATGAATCAGATTGCAATTGCTAACCAAGAAGCACCTAACGCAATATTGATGCATCCTTCAGACATCGCAGCATTGAAGTTAATGAAAGTTTCTGCAACTGATAAGCGTTATGTTGATAGATTACTTTACATTGGTATGGATTTAACACTTGATGGTGTTCCGATGTTTGGAAGCACATTAGTGACTGCTGGTACATACCTTGTTGGTAACTTTAATTTGTCTGTTTTATATCAAAAGCAAGGTGTTATGATTAACATCGGATTAGATGGTAATGACTGGACAAAGAATATGCGTACTATCATTGCAGAATGGAGAGGTGCATTAGTAACCAAGAACAACGACAGAACTGCGTTTGTGAAAGGTACATTTGCAACTGACATTGCTGCATTAGAAACTGCTTAATTAAATGAGCAAAGTAAAATCTAAAGAAGTAGTAGCGGAGGCACAAACCTCTGCTGCTGCTCCTTCTGAAAAGAAATCAGAAGCGAAATTGGCAACGCAATCAACTAAAGAAGTTGAGGTTGTTATTGTCAAAGATTTTAATGGCTTAAAAGCAGGAGAAAAAATAGTTGTATCTGAAAATATTGCTGAATTATTAACTAATAAAGGGCTTGTAAAATAATATGGGAATTCTAATATCAGCCTCCGATTTCATAGGCGAAAATAAAATAGCAACGGATGTGTTTACGGATGCTGAATTAGATAATTTCATTACGCTATACGAGTCAAAATTACTTTATGAGTTATTAGGCATTGAGTTGTATATTTTATTCATTGCAGACCTAATCGGAGGTGTGCCACAAACTGCAAAGTATGTGACCATTTACGATGCGTTTGTTAAGGAAATAGATAATGAGATGATTACAAGTGATGGTATGAAAGTTATGTTGGTTAAATGGGTATTTTTCCACTACGTTAGAACGCAGCCACAAACCAATACCATTCAAGGTAACACGCAAAGCGAAGGCACTATAAATATGCCCAGCGCAATGAGTTACACATCATTAGTC